CAGACCACATAGGAGAGTGGATGGAATTATACGGTAATCGTAAGGGCGCTCAAGTCCACCGTGTCTGTATTATTGCCCCTCGCTCTCACAGTAAGTCTGCTACACTTAGAGTTAAACTACTACATATGTGTTTATTTGAAAGGAGAAACAATAAGCCTATGGAAATATGGTTATTCTCAGCCAGCATACGACAGGCTACAAATCGTCTTGAGGAAATAAAGATTGATATGCGCCGCCATCCCGAATTACGAAAATATCTTGACGAAAAAAAGTCAAACAAAAATAGAATACAGTTCACAAACGGGGCTTGGATTCAAGCAACCGGTGTAGGCTCTGCTATTCGTGGAGAACACCCTGCGGTAGTAGCACTTGATGATGTCCTTGCTGAAATGGGAGACATGACTATGGAGACTGTTGCTGAATGGTTTAAGAAGGTAATTACGCCTATGCTTGACCCCGGCACATCATTGTTTTGTGTAGGAACACCAATGTCTCACACCGACCTATATCATACCGAAATGTTATCTGAAAAAGCAAAACAAGTTTGGAAATCGGGCGTTTGGTCTGCATTTCCTAATTGGGATGAGTATAGAGCCGACCCCGATAATGTTACTTTACTGCCACTGTGGCCCGAGTTCAGACCCACCGAGTTTTTGCTGGAACAAAAAGTCAGCATAGACGATGACCTCGCTTTCGCACAAGAGTATTTGTGTAAGGTCGTGGACGATGATTCCCAAGTCTTCAATAGGCATCTCATCAGAAAAAACATAGACATAACTGCCGTTGGTGGTTTTAATAGTCAATTGGATAATAGTTCCTTCATCCTCGGATTCGACCCTGCTCATGGTATAGGCAAAGATTACTCCGTCTTAATATGTTTGCGTCAAGACGAACAGGGGTATGTGCATTTTGTTGATATGTGGCGCAAAAATGATTTTCCGCCGGATAGGCAAGCAGATGTTATTATTGAGTGGGCAAAACTATACAAATGCCCTGTTTCAGCAGAAGATGTAGGTTTTCAACGATTATATGAAACAGTCATAGAGCAAAAGGGAGGACACTTGGACTATCGCCCATCCAAAGCATCTAACAAAGGACTGAAGCAAGGACTGATGAACCGCTTGCGTGTTTGGTTTGAGAGAGAACTAATAATATTCCCTTATGGAAATGACGCAACACGAAAAAAGGTAAATATCATTCTTGATGAATTAGAGGCTCATGTTTGGAAAAATGGAGATATTGTTGATGTTGGTAAGCATAACGATACAGTTATGGCTTTTGCACATGCAATAGACCAATTCAAGTCAAAAACAAACAACTTGATGCCCATGAAAGCCAAGACTACAAGCATGGGTGGATGGAATAGCAAAAGTGGCAAAAGACCAAAAGGTATAAACCGCAGACCGAATAACAGCAGATATGTAAGGTTGTGATAATATGGAGTTATTTGGTATAGGAGTCGGTCTTTTGATTCTCGAAGCCCTGTTTTGGCTTGGTGTTTTGTTATTAATTTATAAACGAAAAAAGCCAAAAAAGTCTATTTGGCATGAAGAACCTTAAAATAGCACACCATAAGTAGGTTTTTTCATGGCATGGTATAACTTTTGGCGAACTGTTAAAGCAGACAACACCTCAGATAGCGTTCCTTTGAAAGTGACCGCAGGGGCTAATATCAAAAGTCCCTTTGAAACTATGTCTGCTGGTATTAGTAACATAATAAAGGACACTGAGGACTTAACTCAGACTACATTTAACAATACAAACGAGTTTGATTTGTATGACGATATGCTTAATTTTGACCCGGAACTAAACGGAGCAGTTAGAACTATCGCTCTAACCGGCAACAAATACACAGTAAGCGGTGGCCGTAATGCACAGATTAGGTCAGCGATAAAAGAGTTAACAGAAAATACTCTCGATTTTGATGATTTCCTAATTAATGCCATGAGAAACTTAATGGTTTATGGAAATGACATTAGTAAATTAGTAGGTAAAACGGGGGTAGGTATAACAAGACTACAATCCCTACCTATCAACTACATTACCATAGTTGACGATAGAAAAATACCATTCTCTGCTACAAAGGAATATGCTATTATGGACGCTAAGTATTATCTTTACAAGGAAAATGCTATGAACTCTGCTAAATACCCAGCAAGCGAAATAATGCACATCAAAATAGATTATCGCTCAAATTGGTATATAGACAGAATGGGGCGCTGGACTTACGGCATTTGGGGCGCATCCCGATTCTCTGCACTAAAGCAGGCTATTCGTGCCAAGTATAACAGTATGAATAATCGTATCGCACTTGAAGATAGTCTGACAAAGCAATATATTACAATTGGCCCCGAGGCTATTGAAAATATTCAAGACCCCGATGAGGCAGCAGAGCGCCTTGAAAATATTATGGACAGTGTAGGCACACTGCTTGACGGGCTTCGCTCAGACCAAGTGCCTATCCTACCGCACTATGTTGATATGAAGTTCGTGGATTTGAAAAACACAATCCCCGATAACTCCTCATTCCTTGACAATGTTAATGCTGACATTTCGGCAGTGCTTCATGTCCCAAGAGTCTCTATGGGTCAAGAGCGTGGCTCAACCTTTGCGGCAACATTCAACGCTTCTCAGTGGTCGGTGCAATCTATTCGCAGATTACAGACCGTATTGGCACAGTCAATTAGCGAACTATTTTCAAAGCACTTAGAGTTATTAGGAATTGAACACAAAAAATCAGACCTACCTATAATTGAGTTTGACCCACTAGACGAAGAATCCGAGTTTGAGCAAACTCGCAGAGTAGTATTAGCCTATGAAGCAGGCATTACTACACTAAATGAGGCTAGAGAAGAACTAAGCCTACCTAGAGAAAGTGCGGAGTTAGGCAGACAGCGATACAAAGCACCTACTAAAACAGGTATGGGTGAAATGCCAAGACAAAATGAAAACAAACCAACAAACATAGAGTAGGCGATTTTATGAACTTGCGTTTTGATTTTGCTTTAACTCACGAAGAATTAGAAAGGGTTTGGGGTTCGCCATTACCAAGAGCCAGCGAAAAAGGCTATCCGGGCATATTTGACAAAATGTGCCATTGGGTTTTGTTTGAGGATAATGTAGCAATAGCATATACATCATCACTTACAATGGATGATAAATATGCTTTTGTTGGTAACACTTATGTTAGAAAAAATTGGAGAAGCAAAGGGTTACATACTGTTCTATTAGAGTATAGAAATAACGCACCGCATATGAAAAATAGAAGCAAGGTAACTGTTGTAAATCCCATAGAAAACTCTCACTTACACAATTTAATTTCAGTGATAAGTAAATTAGGTTACACAAAGGTTCAAAGCATACACGATATTTCAGACTTAATGCCGGAGTGGCTTTACGATAGTATATGCGGTTCGGGCAAACAAATATGGAGGCTTGACAATGAAAAATAATAAAGTTCAATCATTTAATGACAGAATGGTAAAAAGAACTGTCATACCTGCAATTTATCTATGGCTAATGGCCTGTGGTTCAGTAGTCGCTATGGGTATATGGAAACCCGATGTAGTATTAATGAACCTTGATGGATTTATTGCATTGATAGCAATTATCGGCGGAACTGCCGCACCGGCACTACAAACAGTGTTGCGTATGTGGGAGTCAGAGCAAACTCAAGAAGTTGACAATATCCCAATAGAACTAAAGCATGAGCGTGAAAGGGATGCTGCTTCAAAGGAACACACCATACAGTTAGAAAAGCAGGCTCAAAAACATGAGCAACTGCTACAACAAATGGCACAAGAGCATTCACAGGAAATGGATAAATTAAAAACACCAAAATTAATACCTAAGAAGAAGTGATAGTATGCCGACACCAAAGCCTAGCGAAAGCCGTGATGATTTTATGAGCCGTTGCATGGCTGATGATAAAATGAATAATGAGTTTGGCAACCCCAAACAAAGAGCAGCAGTATGCAGTTCTTATTTTGATGACAAAGATAAAACCGCCACAGAAGAATATGAAGATTGGGGCGCAGAAGATGTTACGGCAGCAGAATATCAAGGCCGTAAGGTCACATTAAACAAACCGTTCCGCACTCCGGGTGAAAACAAAAAGTTCGCAGTATATACAAAGAATGAGTCCGGCAAAGTAGTCATAGTTCGCTTTGGAGACCCTAATATGGAAATCAAGCGTGACGACCCCGAGAGGCGTAAAAACTTCCGTTCTCGTCACAACTGCGATAGTCCCGGCCCAAAATGGAAAGCCCGATATTGGTCTTGCTATCAATGGCGCAGTGGTGCTAAGGTAAAGGCTGACATAGGCGACTGTGGCGAAGTCAAGGCAGATTGCGGATGCGGGTGTTCTGATACGCATGAAGCGGCAGAACCAAAGCCAAAAAGCACTGAAACCCATGAAGAATACATGGATAGATGCACCGCCATGGGTTACACCAAAGAAGAATGTATGAAAGCACACGAAGGTCATAAGTTCAAAGACCAAGACGCACCTCATTATGAGCGAGACCATCAAGCGGCACCAAAAGACCCACGCTCAACACCTGCTCCACCAAAGGATAGGAAAAAGGGTTCTAAGAAAAATAAACCGGGTTCTGCAAGACCGGGTGGCAAAGTCACTTTTTCAGAAGCAGTTACTAACTCACTAAAAAACAAGGTAGCAGAACATAATGAAAAGTCTGACCGCAAAGTAACACTTGGTATGCTCAAGGCAGTTTATCGTAGGGGCGCAGGTGCATACTCCACTTCACACAGACCCGGAGTTTCAAGAGCAGCATGGTCTATGGCAAGAGTTAACGCATTCTTAAAATTAGTTAGGAGTGGCAAACCATCCAACCCTAAATACACACAAGACAATGACCTACTACCAAAGGGACACCCACGAAAGGCTTCCGAAGAACAGGTCTTTGAACTATGGGTATCTGAAATGATTGGCAAAGATGCTTACGATAACCCCGGAGAGGCTATGGATAGAGCAAAGGAAATGGGTCTTGACGGAATACATACTATGGAAAGGAACGGCAAAACAATTTACATGCCCGGTAAAACACATGCAGAATACATGGAAAAATCCGAAGGCCGTGAAGAAGTCGAAGGTTACAAAAAGAAGGATGACGAATACATGAGTGACTATGGCGATACCTGTCCACCCGGCAAGGAAATGCGTGATGGCAAGTGCGTGAGAGTCGCAGTTACTTTGGACATTGATATTCTTGAAGTCGAGACTTCTATCGTAGCCACTACCGGTGAGACTGTTATTAGAATTAGCGGAACTGCATTCCATGAAGGAGTTAACAAAAACTCATGGGGCATTAGGCCACAGTTGGCTAAGAGGCTGGCAAATGATATGGTGGGTGCAGATGTAACACTAAATCACCCGAAGGCGCATAACGGCAGATTCACCCGTAACATGAATGGTGGAGTTGACGAGGCTATTGTAGGAACTGTTACAAAGGGTTCCTATCACGCAAGGAATGGTGGCTACATAGTAAAGTATGTAGCAGAAGTTCGCAGACCCGAACTATTCGAGGCTCTTGAGTCCGGCCTATGGATGAAGACAGACTATGGGGTATCTATCGGCGGAACAGGTGTTCCGTCAGAAGTCATCGAAGCAGAAGTCGAAGGCGGTCGCCCTACTATGTGGTTCGCAGATGATTTTAAGTTCGACCACTTAGCAATAGTCCATCGCCCGGCTTATCCCGAGGCTAATATAGAAAAAGTCGAAAGGGTAGAATCTAATGAAAAGTTTAAGTATCAAACGGCAAGTAGCGTGAACCAATCGAAGGTGAATGAAATGACCGATGATAACAACGAGATTGACAATATGGCTTCCGAGATTGAAGCACTAAAGGCTTCACTTGTTTTGGAAAAGGCTCGAATCGCTGAGTTCGAGGCTGCTGAAACTGCAAGAGCCGAAGAAGATAGAATGGAATTGGTTCGCAAAGCATCCGACTTAGGACTTAGCGGCCATGATGACTTTACAATGGAAACCCTTGAAAGCATGATTGCTTCTTGGGAGGCATCCCGACCAGCAGTTGAAAAACCTGCGGTTGAAATGGCTCCTGTTGAAGCAAGCGTTTCAGAAGAACCTGTAACAGAAAGCGAAGCAGAAGAACCTGTTGTCGCTAATTACCTCAACGGAACACTTGTTGAGTCCTCCGAGTCCCTGTATGCAAGATGCTACAACAGTTGGGTAAATGCCTACAACGGCTTTATCGCATCTGATGAAACACCTGCACTAACATACGAGGAAATAAAGAACTAAATGGAGATGATTAAAAATGAGTATGTATAGCGGAATTGACCCTGTTAACTGTAAGGACATTCAGAATACCTTTTCAAGCATGGGCTTGCTAGTCAAGTATAATGCTGGTGGTATTATGATTACTACTGCGAAAGCAGATGTCCCAATCGGTGTAACAATTGATGAATCAAGCAGAGATGCGGCGGGCGCACTAGAAGCGGCTGGAACCGGAACAGTATCTATTGTTCCTTTGACCGGTGTTCAAATGATTAAGTGTGTTGGCGGCGGTGTGCTAAAGACCGGAGAATCATTGTATGTTGATGACAACAATGATGGATTCGTTCACACTACTTCCACAGGCGCAAAGTTTGTGGGTTACTACATGGGTGAAGACGGAATAAACCCTAGTAGCGGAGATTTAATTCCTGTCCTTTGCAGGGCGGCTTGAAAATAGGAGATGATTAAAATGGCAAACGAATCTTTAGAAAAAATACTAAATGTATCTGCTGCAACCGGGCCTTTCGGCAAGGGTGACGCAGTGCTAGAGCAAACACTGAGAGACTTTATTCAACTACAGTCTACTACAATTGCGATTGCGACTAACCTAGTTGGAACACGAAATGTAAATTGGCTTACTTTCACTTGGTATACGGGTGCAAGTGGAACATTCACATACCCACTAGATGACAACGCAGTTGTTGACCCAACAAAGATTGGAACTGAGAACTACTCAGTCAAACTTGAGAAGGGACAAGGCCGATGTGTTTTCCTAGACTCAACACTACTTCGTGGAGAGACATGGGACAACATGAACAGGCAGCAATTGGCTATCATCCAAGCAAGAGCAGACCTAATTGACAACCATGTTCTAACAAAGTTGGTTGCTGGCGCAGGTCAGTCCCAAGCGGCTACTGCTCTTTGGAGTGCTGGTGGAGCAGACCCGGAGGCAGATGTCCTAAACGCTATGGACTTGATTTTCAAGAACGCAAGAGTTTCCGGTAACGAGAGACTTGCTCTTGTCTTACCTGCTGAACTTCGTGGCGATATGCTAAACACTCGCCTTTACACAAATGTATTGATGTCCCTACAGGAGAGACTAAACTCCCAAATCGGACTTGATGTGTATTACACCCGTGACTACGGTGGCACAAACGCTATCCCTGCTGCTGGTGCTGGAACAGTCGGTGCTATCTTGATGGTTCCGGGCGCTGAAACTGCTGAACTATTCCAATACAACGGTGCTGGATTCCAAGAGACTGAACTAACTCGTATCGAGGGTGTCGGATTCTCATGGTTGCTAACTTCCTACATGGGAAGCGTTATCCACGAACACCAAGACGGTGCTGCTGCTGGCAAGACCATGCGAATATGCACTATCACCGGTTGCTTGTGATTGAGGGTTATACTTGTCTGACAAGATAAAACTACTCAAGACACTAAAAAGTCGTGGTATAGTAGCACCTAAAGGTGCTAAGGTCAATGACCTAAAGCACATGGTTGAGCATTGGCTTAGTGGTAGTGGCTTCCTTCTTAGGTTAGCCCTGCCACCAAGCCGTAAGCCGGATAACCCAGCAAACTTAATGCAGTTTGATACACTATATTGGATTCCCGATAGCCGCTTTGGTAGGCTTATCGCTGAGTCACAGTTAGTATTGATTATGGGAAGGGCAGACAATCCCCCCGAAGGGTCAGTAGTGCTTGATGTTCCAAAAGACTTTAACGACAGATGGGGCGTAGGTGTGACTGATGGCAGTAACAACTGATAACATTCGTGACCTTCTTAACAGGCCGAAAGGTTTGACAGAAGGAACTATCACTGAAATGATTACGATTAGAACTAACGAAGTCAATAAAGTCGCTAGAGGCTCTAAGTATGGAGTGCAGGCGGATAACCAAGTGACTACTGACCTTAAAGAAGGCGCAATCAAAATGCTGGTTGCTCTCGACTGTCTTAACATTCTTATCAATACTATCCCTACATATTTTAGCGAAGATGAGCGCAGTGTATATGACCGTAGGTTTGCTGAACAGATAAAAGTATATGAAAAAAGAGCCGCAGATGCTCTAAAGTTAGTGGCAGAAGGTGAAGGTTCAGCCTACGCAAGTGGTAAAACAAAAACTCGTCTATCAACGAGTTGATGTTAAATGGCTACTAAATATTGGGTCGCACTTCAAGGAACTGCTACTGTTCCTACTGCCAACACTGCTACTAATTGGAATACTGCCGCAGACGGTAGTGGTTCAGCAGGTGTTCCCGGTGCGTCTGACGACTGTGTTTTTGGACACCCCGATTCAGTAGCAGGTCGAATTGGTTTTGCTGAGTGCGCTTGGGATATTGCACAGGTCAATAGTATAACTGTTCACGACGGGTATCAGTATCAAACTGCTGAAACTTCTAATCAAATATCATTTACTGCATCTTCAAAATCAATAACCCATGCTAGTCAAAACTTTGAAAAACTTGGATTTGTAACGGGCATGTGGATAACAGTTACAGGCAGCACTTCAAATAATGGAACCTATCATATAACAAATGTAGCAAATAATATTATTACTATTTTAGGTTCTTTGACCGATGAAGCAAAAGGCGCAACAGTCTCAATCGTATCAGAATCCTCTATTGATATACAGGTTGCTACTCTTACACTAAACACTCTATCTTTAGATGGAACTATCAAAAATAGCACAGGCAGTAATAAAACCTTACGGTTTGAAGGTTCACCCGGCACAAATAATTGGTATATTACTAACGGCGAAAATGCACAGGTTTTGAATCAAGATGATTTAACTTACAATTTTAATAGCGCCCAAACTATATCCTTTGACGATGGGCCTTATCCCCAAACTACTGTTACTGCGGCGGCTAATTTACAATGGGACTACAAGGCCGCCCCTACTTCTCCTATTCACAAGGCGGTATCATTTTATTCAATAAATGTTTCAAACACAAGCGCCACTGCCGTAGGCACTTTAGGCGACCCTAGAAACGACTTCAAAAAGGTATTCAAATTATTAACTACCGGATTTACCTACACGCCTTCAAGATTTGATGCGGGCTTTTCCACTTGGCATTTTAAGATGAGTGGTTCATTTTCATTTCCTGTTACCGGCTCAGTAGGCTATGGTGCTGGTGACGGGACTTTTACTGCTGCTTGGTATAATGTGGTTCTTGATGAACCCGATACTGTAGGGCGTATTTGTAGCATACCTCTTGGCAAAACACTAAATGTTAATTCTTTGACTGTTGAAAGTGGCGCACAGTTAATAGGTGCTGATACAAAAGGTAGTGGTAATACATCAACAATAGTATCTGTAAATAGACCAACCATTAACGGTGCTTGGAACTTTTCACAAGTTACTGAGGGTATTTATTCATCAATAGTAACTGACACTTATCCCTTTACCCCTGCACACGGGGCAGCAGGTAGGGTTCAACTTGCTAACTACGCAGGTCAATTCATAAGTGACGCTAAATTAACATGGACTACATCATCTTCCACATTAACTGTTGATGGCAAGTTAACAGTAACCGGTCTTATTGACCCAACGGGTATGCAATTTACTAGAGTAGGTGCTAACCCCGGAACTGCCGATACAATATGGGTTAACAGTTCCGGTTCACTAATGTTTGGCACAAGCGCAGTAGGTGGAGGCGGTGGCGGTAGCGGAACAGTTACAAATATCGCAACAAGCGCACCAATCACAGGAGGGGCAATCACAACCACAGGCACTATTGGTATATCTGCTGCAACAACAAGTGCAGCAGGTTCTATGTCCTCGGCTGACAAAACCAAACTTGACGGCATTACCGCAGGTGCAACGCCAACCAATACCGCCAATGTTGAAGCCGCAGGTGCTTTGATGGATAGTGAAGTAACAAACTTAGCAGATGTAAAGGCATTCAATCCAGCAGACTACGCTACTGCGGCTCAAGGTGTAAAGGCTGATAGTGCTTTACAACCGGGTTCGGCAGTAGCACCGGGCGACCCCGTAAGCCTTTTGGCTAATGACCTTAATTATCAAGCGGCTGGCGACCCTGTTAGCAATCTAGTCAATGATGCTGGTTACTTAACTTCTGACGCAACCTCAACATTTTGTATATGGAATGATATAGGTGCTGATATTACGGGAATAAGTCTAGGAACAAATCAATTGATTAATAATTGGACTTATACTACCGGAAACACCGGACTAAGGGATGCTATGTCTAGCGGTGTATTTACTTGCACAGCCGCACTTGCCGGAACATATTTGATTATCTCTAAAATACAATACAAAAGCGGAACATTATCTGAAACTAACAATGTTAATTATAAACTACAAAATCTAAACTATCATCGTGCCGGTGGTGGAACTCCAAGTGGCGGAATACTACATAACTTTGCTAGACACATGAATGCTTCATTTT